CGAGCTCGGGCCTGCATACACGAGATTCGCGTTCTGGTTGGCCTTCGTCACCGCCAGCGTGCCGGTCGACGTGACTGGCGAGCCCGACACACTGAACTCGGCGGGCACCGTCAGTGCGACCGATGACACGGTGCCGCCGCCTACCGCTTCCCATGCTGAGTTAGCCGCGTTGCGCTTCTTCAAGGCGTAGGGCGGCCCGCTCGAGGTGTCGACCCAGAACTTGTCGGCGCCGACCGCGCCAGGATCGCTCGACGCGACAAACGCCGCGGGATGAACCGCGTCCGAACCGGTCAGGTTGCGATGTTGAAACGGCATACGCTAACTCCGCAGCACGATCGTGTCACCATCGGTAGTCGTCACCTCATCACTAAAGGAATCCACGACCGTCGTCGTCGACGTACTCGTAACGTCCAAGCGTCTGATCGGCAGCGTGAGCGTGACCCATGTCGCATCGCCCGCCGTGATCGTTTGCAGGCTGTACGCGATCAGGTCGCCCGGCTCGAGGTCGGCGATCCATCCCACGATCGACACGTCCGCCTCGGCCGCGGCACTGATCGAGGGCTGAACACCACTGCCGTACAACGGGCTTCCTCCCTCAGCCCAGAATCCGGATTGGCTGAGCTGCAAGTCGATCGTTGCCGTTACGAGTTGAGGTTGCAGGTTCGCATCGCCGGCGTAAATGTGACAGCCAAGGATGCGACAGGGAAACGTCAACTCGAACAGACCAGCTAGCCCGATCACAGGTGCGGCATTGCCACCGTCAAACACAATATTGATCGTGGCCGATGTTTCCGTCTGACGGCGGGCCGCAGTCGGCGAACGCTGAGATTTCCTGAGATTGTTCCGCCACATCTCGACGAGCGCGGGATTCGCCATGCGCTCGGCCGCCTCAAGTGCCCCTGGTAGTGGCATCCGCTACTCGATGTTCCCGCCGATATACGTGATCTGCTGCGAGAAGGCGCCCGACTGGTCAATACTCACATCGACCCGCTGTACCCACATCTTCTCGCCTGTGCCGAGCCGATCGGCCGCACCAGCCGGCCCCTGGACGGTATGCAGTTGACCTGGCCCTACGTCATCGTCCCGCGGCGTGGTCAGCGTGACCTTGACAATCTCTCGGTTGAGCTCGTGCAGCCAATAGTCCGCGACCACCTCGCACGAGATGCCCTCGCCTGCACTCGCCTCGTCCTTCCGCTCGATCATGGGCGACTCGAGCGTGAACACCGCGTTAGGATTGCCGCCACCCTGGAAGTCGTTGGACGATTCAACGTAGTACACGCGCGGGTCCAGATAATCACCAACCGCGTAGCCGCCCACGCGAACAGCGTTGAATGCTTCTTGAACCGAGCGCGATGCGCCGCCATCGCTGATATCCACGCCTTCCTCGAACGTCATGCTCGACGCCGCGCTCGGCCGCGAGGTGATCTGACTTCGGAAGATCGAGCCGGCCAGCGTCTCAAACGTCCGATACCCGAGGCAGATGCGGTCGAGCCGCTGTATGTAGTCGAGCGCAGTCTCATTGATACGCCATGCGTATTCCTCAGGCGCGATGGTGCCGAGCGTCCGCCCCGTACCGCTGATACTGCCGCTCAACCCGACCCGATTCAGCACCGCGGTTACGATTTCCTCATCCGTGCCCGAGGATGCGCCGAGCAGCTCGAGCAGCGACAGTCCCGTTTCTGGATTCACCGTCTCATCGTCCAGACGGTACTTGGCTGCTTTCCAGAGGTTGCCGCGGCCGACCAGCGTAATCGCGCGTGGGTACAGGCTGAAATCCTTCTGTGCGAGCACGCCCGAGAATCGCGTGCTGCCGTTCATGTTGATGACGAGCGGATCGTAGTAGCTGCCGCTCGGAATGCTGGCGCAGACTACGGTTGCCTCGGCGTAGGACAGGTCGTAGCCGATGCTGACGCGTGCTGACAATGGTTGCGTCACGGTATTTCCATTGAGCGTGACGCCGAGCGTGGTCGTGCGAACGGTGCCGGTCATGCTGAAGTAATCACAAACTCCGCATTACCACGTTGCTGCCCATCAACCTGAGTGGTCGGCGCCGTGAGACTCAGCAGCGTAGCGGTTTCGGAATCATGGAGCTCCACGGCAAGCGTGCCGGATACGCCGATCTTGGTATGCAGCGTGCCCCAGTCCGTAGCGTTCGCTACTACCAACCCAAACGACCAGAACAGCGGTCGACGGCCCGCGCGATCGACGAAGAAGTTATCGCCGCCGGGAATCTCCTGAATCGCCACGCGGCCCTCGCGCCGTTCCTGAAACGTCGCCCCGTCGACCGTGAACGTCACCCCGTCAAAGCTCGCCATCAGGTGCTCGCGATGAAGGTCTGGCCTGGCACGCCAAGGATAGGCGGCGCCTCAGACTGCCGCTCAGCGGCGATCATGGCGTTGAGCACCGCATTCTGAACCTGTGCGGCGAACGCCTCGGCCGCCGTCTGGTCGGGCACGCTCGGATTGTTTATGGTGACCTCAACATTGTTGGTAGCCGCGCCAGGCCCGCCCGCGCGAATACCCGCCGCCTGCTGCTGAAGCGCTAACTCGGCGCCTCGAATGGCACCGCCAATATCGCCGAGTCCTGGCAAGCCGAGCGTTTCGAATAAGCCCGCCATGATCCGCAGGAACCCGAGCAACGGTTGCAATACGTTGTCATTGATCCACTGCCCGAATGCCTCAAGCTTCGGTCGGATGTGCTGTTCAAAAAACGCGCCGATCTCACGCGCCACGCGCTCCACGATCGAAGCGACTAAGCCCCAAATGGTGACGTTGAAACTCACGAACCGTCCGAGCAATCCCATCAGGAGTTTGAGATGCTCCACGGCGATTTCGAACGCCTTTCCGAGCACAGGTCCGACTACATCTGCTACTTGCTTCAGAATCGGCCCGATAGTTTCGAACGCCTGGCCGATGATCGGTCCGAGCGGCTCGAGTAGTGCTTTGATGAACTCGAATGCAGTCTGAATCTTCTTCAGGACTGGCAAGACCTTGCCCTGAATATCGCCCGCATTGGTAATCCACGCCGCAGCCAGAATACCGATAGCTGTTGCCACCAACCCTACTGGTGTCAACAATCCGCTGAGTATGCCGGCCACGATGCCTAAGCCGAAGATGACGGGTCCGATGGAGGCCGCCAGGCCAAAAAACGTCTCGATCTGCTTGCGCGTCTCGGGCGACAATTCCTGAAACGCCTTCACAATCTCCTGAATACGCGGGATCACCTGCGTTCGGAAGATGCCCATGACTTCTAGAACGTCTTGCCTGACGGTATCCCAGACCTTGAGAAACTCCTCTTGTAGCGTGTTGACCAGCAACTGCCACTGAACTGCCGTCGTCTGAGTCGCGCGCCCCGCTTCTTCCTGTAATGCCTTGTTCTCGCCCCATGCGGTATTGGATACGTCGAGTGCCTTCTCGAGCACGTCGCTCCCCTGCGCCAGACGCAGCAAGGCATCCCGCATCCTTGAATCATCGATGCCAATGTCTTCGAGCGCTGACAGCGCCGCTGCTGGCCCTTCGGCCGCCTTGATGCGCGCGATGCCCTCGATGATCCGCACGAACGCCTGAGATGGATCGGTCTGCACCAGGTTCTTGAACTGGTCGATGGTCAGGCCGGCCACGCCCGCGAACTTCTCGAGCCGCCCGCCTGCACCTGCTGACGCCGATTGCAACTTCACCATGTCCGCACGCGCCTGCGACAGCTCGCGCTCGTACTTGGCAATCTGCGCCGTGGTCGCCTCGACCTGGCTCGCGGGCGTGTTGCGACCAAACTGCTGCATCCGTGCTCGCGCCGTCTCGAGCGATGCCGACAGGTCGGTAATCCTGTCCTGCTGCTCGCGGAGCTTCTTCGCGTTGGCATCGCTCGCCTGACCGGCGCCCGTGGTCGCCGCCACCATCTCGGTAAAGAACTTGCTCACCGCGGTGCCGCCCGCCTCAGCGTTCACGCCAAGTGCGGTTAACGCCGAAGCGATGCCGAGAATGTCTTGAGTGCTCACGCCAACCGTCGACAGTGCGCCCGCGAGGCGTTGCGTCAGTTCGATAATCTCGGTTTCCGAGCCAGCCATCTTGTTGCCGAGGTCAACGATGGCACTGCCAAGATTCTCAAATTCAGCCTCGGGCGTGCGCGTGATCGCCGCGATGCGCGCCAGGTCGGTCGTTATCTGTTCCTCGGCAATGCCCGTCGCCACGCTCATCTGAGACACAATGCGCGTGAAGTTGAGCAGGCCGTTTACG